GCAGCCGCCAGCCCAGCGCGCGCGCCGGAGCGGCCGCGCCGCCGCCGAGCGCCAGCGTCGCCACCTGCATCGGATCGCGCAGAGCGCCTACAACACCGCCAGCCAGCGAGCTGGCAAGCTTGCGACCACGGCCGAGACCGACCGCGTTGGCCTGCGCTTCCGCAGCGCCAGCGGCTTCCTCGGCGCCACGCGTGATCGCATAGGCGTCCTGCACGATCGGCCGCTCGATGCCGATCACGCCGGCGAATTCCGGTTTCATGCGCGCCAGCTCGGCCGCCTGGCGCTGCCAAGCGGCTTCGCGGCCTTCCATCACCGACCACGGATTGCCGCCGGCGTCGGCGATGCGCGCGCCTTCCTGCAGGTCCTTTTCGGTAAAATCCTTGCGCGGGTTCGGCAACTGAACGCCGGTCGCTTCGAAGATCGCCTTGTTGCGGCGCGCATAGGCCTCGCCGATTGCCACGTCCTCGGCGTTGGAATTGTCGCGGTAGTCGGCCAGATCGCGCGTCGTGTCCCACAGCGCTGCCGCCGCGTCGCGCTGACTTTGTTCCTTCGCCATCGTGTCGGCGAAGCTCGGCGCGAATGTCGGGTTGTCGCCGAAGCCGGTCTTGTAGAGGAACATCAGAGCCACCACACGCCGGCGACAACGACAAGTGCCACGCCGGCAGCGATCCAGAGCGCTTTTCTCACGTAGGGGATGGCCAGGGATTGCAGGTTTTCCATTAGCGATAGGCTCCCGGCACGCGGGTTTCGAGTTTTGGTCGCATCGCCACCAGGTCGAGGATGAACGGCCGGCCGTCTTCGGCCATGATCCATTGCGGATCGGCGGTGTTGATGTCGCCGGCGGCGAAGGCGAAGCCGCCCTGCACTGCCACCGGCGTGGCGTTGCGGATGGTGTCGGCGCCGCCCTGGGGCACGCGCTTGCCGGCACCGCGGATCGACCCGAAAAAGCCTATTCCCGCCTTTGGCTGATGCGGCAGCGTCGCAAGGTCGCTGTCGGTGACCGCGTGCAAAAGGTCTTCCAAGCGGTCCGCGCGGATGTCGGACGGCACAAGCACCTTCTGGCCGGACGAGAAATAACTGCCGCCGACCGTGGTAAAGCCGCCGAACTGCACGCCGCGATCGTAGACCGCGCCGGCAGCTTCCTGCACGGCCTGCGAGTGGACGGCCTTCGCCTCGTCCGATTTCGGGTCTAGACCATCCTCTGAAATTCGCTTGCGCGCGATCGAGGCGGCCGCGCTCTTGATGCGGGCCGAATCTTCCGGGGCGAGTTCAAGCGCGTTGCCGGCCACCGTTTCGAAGTTTTCGCGCGCGGCGTCGGTCGCAAAGTCTTTCATCGCCTTGCCGTCCGGTGTCTTGCCATAGCCAAGGATCACGTCTTCGGCCGCGCGCGGCGATCCGCCAAAGGCGATGATGGCGCCGCTTTCGGCGATCATCGGCGCATCCTTGCCGAACTCGGCCAGCACATCGGCGGCCGCGTTGCCGGCGCCGGCGACGATCGCGCCGGCCATGGCCGCGCCGCTCTCCGGGTTTTCCCGAATGGTCTTGCCAAGTGCTGCGGCCTCGCCGGCCTTGAGATAGCGCGCCGGCACGCCCAGCTCTTTCGAGGCCTGCTCGGCGGATTTGGCGCGCTGCGACATGATCGCGCTCATGTCCTCGGCCGTCGCGGCATCGGTCAGCGGCGGGGTCTCCGGCACGATGCCCTGCTTTTCGGCATAGCTCACCATGTCGGTCGAGATTTCCTTGCGCTTCTCGTCCACCATCTTTTCGGCGAACATCAGCGTGCGCAGCTCGGTGTCGGTCGGCTTGTCGCCATATTGCTTGCGCAGCCCGGCAACGTGCTTCTCGGCCTCCGGCAGGCTGAAATCGCGGATGGCGCGGCCAACGGAGATCTTCGCCAGCGTTTCCTGCAGCACCGCCTTGCCGCCTGGTGTGCCGGCGGCATCCATCATGAAGGTGGACAATTCGCCTGGATTGACATCGACGCCGGCCTGCAGCCGCAACGCCATCTTGTCGCCGCGCTCGCGAAAATCGTCCTCTGCGCGCACCGCTTCGCTACGCTTGGTCTTTTCCAGCCGCTGCAGCCCGGCGTCGAGCGTCGACCAGCCTTGGCCGTCCAGCCCTTCAATGCCGCCATCGGCCATGTCTTTCTGCATTTCCTCGCGCATGGTCTTGACGCCATCGGCGCCGAGCGCATCGGCCTGTTTGCCGTAATAGGCCAGCGCGGTGTTGCGGCGGCTTTCGATCTTGGCCCGCGCCGCATCGTCGGCGTCCATGATGCCGTTGCGCACGGCGGCGTCATAGTGCTGGTCGATCGATGCTTGCGCGCTGGCGATGGCATTGCCGGCGTCGGGGCTGTTCGGGTCGAAACCGGCAAGCAGCTTCTGCTGGTCGGTTTCGAGCTGGCTGGTCTGGTCGATGAATTCGGCGCGCTGCTGCAGCTCGACCTTCTTGGCGAGGTTTTCGCGCGCCTGGCCAAGGTAGCTGTCGGCCAGCCGATCGAAGCCAACGTCATAGTCGGCCTCGATTTCCGGGAAAATGTGGTCCTTTTTCAGCGCGCCCTTGAGGTCGCCCATGGCCTTTTCGAGGCCGGCCGGATCGTCGCGATATTGTTCGAACAGCTGTTGCGTGGTCGACCGCATTTCCGAATCGACCTGCTGCAGATAGACCTTCGTGCCGGCCTCGTCGAAGGCGCGGCCGCGAATGGTGTCCGTTCCGGTCGGGCGGAAGCCGCCGCCACTGGTTTCCAGTTTAGGCTTGTTGTCGCCGGCGCCGCCATAGAACTGCGCCTGGCTCTCATGCAGTGACTTGGCATAGGTGGTTGCGTCGTCGGCATTGTCGAATTTGCCAAGGTGCTGGCCTGTCTTGCGGTACAGCTTGATAGCATCCTCGTTGCTGAGGATCTTGCCATCCGGCGAAACGGTCGGGATCAAAACTTCCTTGCCGTCCAATTCGAACGATACGGACCGCACGGTGCTAATTGTGCCGTCTGCATTCTTGACGACAGGCCGCGCTGCCAGATCGATGTTGCCCGGTTCGACCAGGCCCTTGATCGGCCCGGCCGGCGCCGGCGCGATCGCCGCCGTGGTGTCGCCGCCGGCGCCGGCAGCGACTTCCGTGCCGTAGATCGATTGCGCAGCCGCCAGCCGGTGTTTCCAGCCAAGTGCCGCCTTCGGGTTCTGCGGCGTCCAGCCCTGCGGCCGTTCGAAGCCGACGCCGGCGGCGGTCGCTTCCTCGACAGTGCGGGCAGCGGCCAGCCGGCGGCCGGTGCCGACTTCGCTGGTCTGCAGCTCGTGCATGGCGAAATCGAGCTGGGTTTCAAAGTCATTGACCGGCTTGCCCTTGGAAGCGGCGAAGGCTTTCAGATTGCGCGCTCGTTTGCCGTTCCACTGGCCGATGCCGATGGAGTGCGAGCCGTCCGCGCCGTCGCCGCGATTGATGGCGTTGACGTTGAAATTGCTCTCGCCGGCAAACTGACCCAGCAGGCCGGCGGCGTAGACGCTCGACACGCCATATTTGCCCATGAGGTAAGCCTTGGCGCGCTTCGCGAGCTCGCTGCGCGAACCGCCCGGTGCGCTGGCGCCGGTCTCGCCCACGGAAACTTCGCCGCCGGCGGGATCTCCGCCGCCGGTGTATTCGGCGTCGGGCCGGCCGGCGAGTGCTGCTTGCTCGCCCGCCTGCGCGCCCTGCCTGGCTGCCTGCCGATCGGCAATCTGGCCTGCCTGCGCCGCCATGCGAAACAGACCTTCCGAGGCGCGCTGCAGCAGCTCGCCGCCTGGGCGTGCCACCGGCAGCAGTCCATCGGCCAGCACCGGTTCGACGCGAAACGGTCGGTAGCTGACCGGCTGCAGGGGTTTCGTCGTCATCAGCCACGCTCCGAGAAGGACAGAAGATTGTCGACGCCGCCGGTGAACGCATTGAGGAAGCCCAGGCGGCGCGCCGATTTGGCGGCGGCGCGGTAGCTGGTCGCGCGTTCGGCCAGCCGCGAAACCCGCGTCATTTCGGTGCCGGTTGCGGTCGACAGGCCAAGGTCGGCCTCGCGGTAGGCGTCGGTGCGGGCAGCTTTTGCGGTGCCAAAGGACAAGTCGACGCCGGACCCTGCATAGGCAACGTCCTGCGCGCCCAGCGCGTCGGCCATCTGGCGCTTGATCGACGTGCGCCGGTTGATGCCCTGCAGCGTCTCGATGCTCTGTTCGCTTTCGGCGTCGGAAGCGGCCATTTCGTTCTGCGCCGCCTCGGCGTTGCCCGCGCCGATCGCCGAGACGATGCCCAGCACGGTCGCCGTGCCCTGCAGGATGCCAGCCAGCGAAATACCGCTGCCTGCGGCGGCGGCCGTACCGGCAGCGCCGGCCGCCGTTGCGCCGGCGGTGGCGCCGCCAAATCCGAGTGCCGCCGGGATTGCCAGTAGGACTTGCATCAGAGTTTGGTCCCCATTGCGATATCGCGCACCCGAAGCTCGCCCGGCCGCTTTTGCGTGATGACGGCGGTTGTGCCTTCCATCATGCCCAGCAGGCCCGTGACGGTCAGAAGCTTGGTCTTCACCGGCATCGGCGCATCCACCTGGTCGTTGGTGTCGTGCAGCTCGACGTCTTCCGCTGCTTCGCCATTGGCGCCAACGGCGATGCTGTCGGTGTCGGCGATGTTGACGTGCAGCGTGTGGATGCGGCCGGGGCGCAAGACCACCTCGTCACTGCCGGTCACCAGCACCTGCGGCATGGTCTCGAAACGCGGCGCGATCCAGCGGCCGACCGTTGCGGCGGCGTAGGCGTCGCCCAGCGCGATCGAGCCGCCGGCGCAGGCGAACGGGCCCAGCACATAGCCATCGGCCTTGGCCCACAGTTCGGCGCCGTCCTCGAAGGCAAGGCCGGTGATGACGCCGGCAAGGTCGGGAACGGCGTTGACCGTGTCCTGCAGGTAGATCGTGGTGTCGTAAAGCTCGATCGACGTGCGCCCGGCCCGCTCGACCGCCAGCCAAAGCCGGTTCTTGCCGTCGATGCCGATTTCGCGCACCAGGCCGCCGCCGGCCGCCAGCCACTCGCAATAGCCGTTGATGTCCTGGTTGCGGATCATCTGGCAGGCAATCAACCGGCCATCGGTGCGCATCAGCCAGCCCTTGGAGGCGTCGAGATCGTTGGCCGGCTTCTGGTTGGCGCTGCGAATGAGATTGTCGGCCAGGTGCGAGGCCAGCAGAGACACCGGGTCGGCGTTGAAATTCGTCGTCGCCGATGTCACCGCTTCCGTGACGCGCAGCACCTGCTTACCGCCCTGGGCGGCGAACGGCAGTCCCTGCGGGTTGATGGCGACATAGTACACCTCGCCTTCCAGCGTGAACGGCCGGCAATTCGGCTGCGCGCCGATCTCGCTGGCCGGGACGAAATTCAGCGGCGTGTTGCGCTCGATGGTCCGGTTCGGGACGAAATAAAGGGCAAGGTCGGTGAAGACGAAAAGACTGGTCGAATCCTTGACGTGCAGGATGGTTTCGTTGGTCTGCGAACGCAGCTTGTCGAGCCGTGCCGCGGCGTCTGTCGTGCCTTCAATGTTGAGGTCGAAATATTCGGCGACCCGGCTCATGGCCATGGCGCCGGTCACAGCCGGGATGCGGTAGTAAGCCAGCCGGTCCTGCACCAGGGTGGCGCCGCCAGGCCAGCCCTTGGCGGTCGAGAACACTTCTTCCGTATCGGTCTTGCCGACCTGTGTATGGAACGGCAGCGCCGAAGCGTCGGCGGTGTTGGCGATGATGGCGGAAAATTCGTATTCATCACCGGCCAGATCGCCGCCGAAAGTGAAGGTAATCTTCTCGGTGTTGTTGCCGCTCACATTGCTCCACACGCCCGACACGCCGGGGCCGAGCGAAGGCAGCCCCTCGATGGCGAGCGCCAGTTCGGTGGCCCAGGCGGTCCAGTCGCCAGGCACAATGGCGCTGTTGATGCCGATTGGCAGGCCAGTGCCGACGCTTTTGAGCGGAATGGCTGTCGTCGACTCGCCGTTGACGGTGATCGACAGATAGGCTTCCGGGTCGGGAATCCAGCGAAAGAAAACCTCCCACACGTCATCGGTCTTTGCGTAGACGCCGCCCAGATCGGCCGATGGCACCGGATCGTAAGGCCACAGATCCTGCCGCCAGTCGTGCAGCTGACCGGAGGTCGCCAGAAACAGCCGCACGGTTTCGAGCTGGCCGTGGAAAATGCCGATGGTGTTGCCTTCGGAGTAGAAGGCCAGATCGGGCAGCATGGTGTCGGTGACAGTGGCGATGCGCGCCGAGCCCACGAAACCGGTGTCGGTGTAGAAATCGGCAATGCCGGCTGTGACGAAACAGGCCAGAGCGTTGCCCTGGTCGGGTGTCAGGTCGACAAAGCGTGGCCGCAATGCCGTGCCGCTTTCGAAAAAGGCGCTGACCACGAGGCCGGAGACAGTGGTGGCGCCGACCGAAAAGGTGGCGCGGATGCGCAGGCTGGTAGCGGTTTTCTGCTGGCCGGGCGCATAGGCGGCAAGGCGGGTCGCCGGCGTGCCGGTTGCAACCGCGAACGGGCCGCCGACCGCGACCCACACGCCCCCGACAAAGGCTTCAATGGTGAAGGTCGCTGTGCCGGCAGATATCGCCAGCGTCGACACCAGCACCGCCGCGACCGTGCCGGCAACCGTGCCGCTCCAGATGGTTTGCGTTCCGGTGAACGGCCCGGCCGCTGGCGTCGGCGCGGTGATGGCGCGGGCCGAGAGCGGCCGGCGCCACTCGCCCTTGCGCCAGGTGCCGCCCATGCGGCGAAAGCCGGACTGCGGCACCGGCTCGATGCCCTTGAAGGCCAGGCCTGCGGCATAATACTGCTTGATGTCGACGCGGCCTTTCGCCTCCGGCGTGAATTCGCCGGCATTGCAGGAACGTTGCGGGGCGGCCGGACGCGCGACCATCTAGAACCGCCCGAACCACGGATAGGCGCCGCCGGCGCGGCCGCCCGACAAGATATCGGTTTCCATCGGCGAGCCGACCGGCGAGCCGGCGCGGTCCTGGGCGATCAGACGGCCGAAGATGCCGCCGGCGCCGCCGGTCGCGGGCGTGCCGATCGCCGCGGCTTCCTTGTCGGCCTTCAAGTCGCTGTCCTGCGTCAATGGGACGGCAAGATAGGAGGCCAGCAGCGTGGCGAAGCCATCGGCGAATTGCGGCGGCCAGGCGGCCGGGTCGAGCGCCTGCTTGCAGCGCGCGTACACGACCGGCTCATTGGCAAAAACGGTTGTGCCCTCGATGGCGAAGTCGCGCAACGGCACGTTGCACAGGGCATCGGAGGTGAGCTTGAGCGGCGGCCCCAAAATGCCGCCTGGCAGATCGAAGCCATAGGTGTAGCCGATGACGGGCGTGGCTTCCTGCCGCGTGAGCAGAAAGGTCTGCCGGCAGAAGGTCCAGTCGTGCAGGCCGAAGGTGCGGGCGATCGCGCGCGGCCAGAAAATATCGACCAGGCCGCCAAGCGTGGTCTGTTCGTCAATCGAGAATTTGGGCGCCAGCCCGAGTTCGACCAGCGCCCAATTCACGATCATTGCCTTGTCGATTTCCGCTTCGGCCATGATGTCCCTCTGCCGGCTTGCCGGCGATTACGCGCCAGCAGCGTCGGTGTTGACGGCGACGGTGATGTTGCCGCCGGCCGGCACGGCAGTGACGATCAGCGCCACGCGATCGGCGACGCCATCGGCGACGCAGAGGCAGTCGATGACATCGTTGACGTTGAGCTTGTTGCTGCCGACGACGCCGGAAACTCCAGTGCCGAAATAGCCGGCCGCAATGACGGTCGCGACGGCATCGGCCGTGGTGTAATTGTACCAGTTGGTGCTTTTGCCGGCGGAGCCGTAGGGCGTGGAATTGTAGAGCGCCAGCGAGCGAGGATTGAAGGCCATGGGAAATGTTCTCCTGTTGAAGCGTTGAAGCGACGGGCCGCCCGCCGGATGGCAGGCGGCCCGCTGGCGATCGGTTAGCCGGCCGGGATTTCGTCGGTCAGCACGGCCGGGCGAACCGGCTTGGCAATCTTCAGGAAGTCGAGACGCTTGACGCCGGCCGCCTGGATGCCGACAGCGGCGCCGCCCAGGCCGGCCTTCACCAGGTAGGGAGAGCCCTGCATGATGGTTTCCTGGGTGATGGTCGGCGCTTCCTTGTTCCACGGCGTTTCCGCGCCAATCGAATCGTGGTGCCACATGTAGGCGTAAAGCGAGGTGCCATCCTTGCCGGCGAAATACTCATCCGGCCCCTCGATGTAGTGGACGCCGCTCCACGTGCGGGTGCGCATTCGCTGGATCTTCGAGAACGGCGAATTGTCCAGCCCGACCCACTGCGCGTCGGAAAATTCCTTGTAGAATTTGAGCTGGCTCATCCACATCGCAGGCAGCATGCAGAACACCTGCACTTCGCCGGTATCGTCGGCTCCGGTGCCGGCGATCTGCGCGCGGGCCTGTTCGAGGTCGATGATGTCGATCACCGCGGTGCCGTTGCCGATCGTGGTGACGCCCGCGCCGCCGGACGCGAAGGTTGCCAGCGCGTCGAGCTTGATCTTGTCGCGCTTGCGGCGGATGGCGGCGGTGATGATGGTCACCAGGGCGGCCTGTTCGTTCGGGCCGGCCTTGTAGGCATCCTGCACGCGCCACCAGTCGGACGCCTCGAAATCATCCATGGTCAGCTGGACGGTGGTCAGGCCGGTGCCGGTGACAGGAACGCGCTCGATGGCGCCGGTGAGCTTGTAGACTTCGGTGCGGCCGATAATCGGGAACTTGACGGTGTTGGCTTGGGTGTCACCCGACATCATGGTGCCGTCGAGCAGGCCGCCATGGGCCTGAAATTGGACGGTGACTTTGTCTTTGATCTTTTCGGTAAACCAGGCAGCGATCTGGATCGACATGGGAAATCCCCTTTGGGTTGCTGTTCAAAAGCAGCCGTGGGGCCGATAGAGCCGGTTCCTGCAGGGTCCGGTGAAGGATAGCCCGCCGCCGCCGGGTCGCTCCCTTGGTTGCGCCGGCCGAGAATGACCCGGCCGGCGCGGCGTCAATTGCGGTCAGCCAAGCTCGTATTGAAGCCGGGCGGTGTCTTCGAGGCTGCTGCGAACTTCGGCAGTGCGGATGGCCTTGTTGAGCCGCGCGCATTCCGAGCAATCGGACGGTTGAATGAGAGCCGACTGCAGAGCGATTTCGGCGGCAGGATCGAAAGCAATGCCGTACGCCGGCGCCAGCACGAACGCGAGCGCGAATGCGATAACGCTGACGAAACTGAAAAAGCAGGAGCGAATATTCCTTACCATGGCAGGTTCCTTCCTTGATGCCCGGGGACCGCCGGACGCGGTAAACGATCAGACGCCGATGAGCTTCTTGTATTGCTCGTCGAGCGCGTCGTGCTTGGCGCGGTCGAACTTCGGATGCTGCGGGTTCATTTCCGGCGCGGCCAGCTGGGCCTTCAGCGCGTCGCGGGCGCCCGACCCTGCCGGCGCAGCGCCGACGCCGGAGAACGGTTGCGCCTTGTCGCCGCCGGTCATCTTGGAGGCGAAGAACTCGATCAGCTGGTTGCCCTTGGCGGTGTCCATGAGCATCAACAGCCCATGTTCCCCGACTTCCTTGGGCAGGCCGTGCTGCTGCATGAGGTTGACGAAGTCTTCGTTGGCCTGCATGCGGGCATCGATGGCCTTGTCTTGCTCGGCCTTCGGAAGGCTCTTGGCGGTTTCCGGCAACAGCGCGGCGCGTTCGGCCACCGGGTCGATCGCCGCTTCAAGCATGCCGGCTTCCTGCGCCTGGGAGTAGAGCGCCGTGGTCAGCTTGTGCAGCGACGCCACAGGGATTTTCTCTTCCATCGCCACCTTGGCGACCGCGCCGAACAGCGGATCGGCCGCCAGCGCCTGCAGCTGCGGCCGGATGGCTTCCGGCGCCTTGTCGATTTCGAAGGCGTTATAGGCCTCGATCTTGTCGGGCACCGCCGAATCGCGCTGGCGATAGCCCTCAAGCGCCTTGTGCTGCTTGTCGATCGTCTCGCGATCATCCTTGCCGAACATCGTTTCGGGCAGGCCCTGCGGGCGGTAAGGCCCGGTCGCGCCAGCGGCTGCAGCTGCTGCCGCTGCGGCGGCGGCGGCGTCGCCGGAGCCACCTGCACCCGCTGCCGCC